TCGCTGTATTTGATGAAAATGAATTAGATACAAGATTTATAAAGTCAAATCTATTAAGATATAGATCCAAAGAACCGATGCTACTTCACGTTAATAAATTAATGGATTTTTTCTACATGAAAGATTTTATTAATTTAATTAAATATTATATTGACAATAACAATTTACCTAAACAAATAGATTGTTCATATAAACATAAAAAATCTCTTGTAGAAATAGCTAATTATATTAATACATTAAATAATTACAACGTACCTGTCAATCTAGAAAAAGATGTAATTATTGGAGATTACTGTGGTATTAGTGATCTACCCATAAATGTTATTGGTCTAGAAAAAGGTATACAAGAAGTGTATATTAAATTAATATCTTTAAAAAACTAAAATATTTATTGGAAAGAAGCTGTAGAGAAAATTAAGATCTTAAAATGAGCAATAATTTTCAAGAAACATATCACGGCAAAAAAATAGATACGGCAAATATTCTTAATATTGAGGATGCTGCAAGGATAATTAATGGCAGAAAAACGGTAGTTATTACTGGAGTAACTGGCCAAGATGGTAGTCATATGGTTGATTTCCTATTAAAGAATACTGATCTATTAATATTCGGTGGAGTCAGAAGACTTAGCGTTTATAACCATAAAAATATTAAACATATTAATTCTGATAGATTTCATTTGATTAATTTTGACTTGACAGATTCTCATGCTATCGCTAGAACTGTAGAAAAACTACAACCAGATTATTTTATTAATTTTGCTGCTCAAAGTTTTGTTGCAAGTAGTTGGGATTTTGCTAGACAAACTTGGGCAACTAATTCTACTTCAGTTCTTGACATTCTTGAAGCGATTAGATTATATAAACCATCTTGTAGATTATATCAAGCTGGATCAAGTGAAGAATTTGGAAATGTTCTTTATGCTCCTCAAGATGAAAAACATCCATTAAGACCAAGAAGCCCTTATGGAGCAAGTAAAGCTGCATCTAGGCAACTTATTAAAGTATATCGTGATTCTTATAAGCTATATGCAATTCAAGGTTGGTTATTTAATCATGAAGGCACAAGGCGTGGAGAAGAATTTGTAACAAGAAAAATTACTAAAAATATAGCAAGAATTCATAATGCAATTAAAAATAACGAAGAATTTGCTCCTTTAGAACTAGGCAATATGGATGCAAAAAGAGATTGGAGTGATGCCGAAGATTTTATTGAAGGAATCTGGATGATGCTTAATCAAGATGTTTATAATAAAAATTACGATGGCACTCCTAAAGAATATGTATTTTCATCAAATGAAACTCATACAATTAAAGAATTTGTTGAAAAAGCATTTAGACATGTTGGAATAGAAGGTCATTGGATTTATATAAATGATGGCCGTCCAGAAGATGAAATATTTTGCATGAAGAAAAATAATGATGATTTTCATTTATTAGTTAGAATTAATCCTAAATTCTATAGGCCAGCAGAAGTAGAATTATTGCTTGGTGATTCCACAATGGCTAGAAAAGAACTAGGATGGAAGCCAAAAATTTCATTTGACAATTTAGTAGAAAAGATGGTAAGATGGGATATTGAAAATTACAAACCATAAACTTTGTCAATTTATAGTTAAAAAATACGTTAATCAAAAAGTAGATTGGCCAAGAGAAATTAAAATAGCTCAAAGGCTAATTAGAACATATAAAGGGTATTCATTTTGGAATAGTTTAAAAGATTTAAAATTACCTAGTTTAGCTTGGTTTTTAACAGATGAAGGCAAGAAGTTTATTGCAATAGAACAGATTAAGGATAAGCTAATTTTAGAAAGACCACAAAAGATAGAATTAGAAGAAAATAAATTAGGACAAGATAAAAAAGTTTGCCAAAAGCCTAAAAGTCTGTTAGAATTTATATCATATGGCAAGAAAACCTAAAGAAGAAGTCGTTGAATCATCTGGTCCAAGTGCATCAGATAGATTATTATCATTTTTGAAAGATAACAAAGAAGATCATTATAATTTTGAAGATGAAATTTATTATAAAGTATCTACTGGTAGTTTAAACCTGGATATAGCTACAAGCGGTGGTTTATGCCCAGGGTTGCATAGATTTATTGGAATGAATGAAGGTGGTAAAACCTCAGAAGCACTTGAAGTAACAAAGAACTTTCTTAAATCAGTAGAGAACTCTAGAGCTTTACTTTTCAAAGCAGAAGGAAGATTAAGCAAAGAAATTAAAGAGCGTTCTGGAATTAAGTTCGTAACTGATCCTAAAGAATGGGTTGATGGAACTTGCTTTGTATTTGAGTGCAATATTTTCGAAACAGTTTCAGAATTAATGAAAGATTTAATTCAATCTAATGATGAAAATAAGAGATATATATTTATTCTTGATTCAGTTGACGGATTAATGACAAAAGGTGATTCTCAAAAGAGCATGACAGAAGCAACTAAGGTTGCTGGTGGAGCAGTTATTTCGTCCATGTTAATGAAGAAGATTTCTCTTGCCCTTTCTAAGCGTGGTCATATGGCAATTTTTATTAGTCAAGTACGATCTGATATTAAACTTGATCCTTATGCTGCAAATAAAGATATTCGTCAAACTACCGCTACTGGTGGAAATGCTTTATTGCATTTTGCTAATTGGATTCTTGAATTTGAACCAAAGTTCAACAAGGATCTTATTCTTGAAAAACCAAATGATAAATACGATCCAGTAAAGAATAAAATTATTGGTCATAACGTTAAAATTGTAATCAAAAAGTCAACCAATGAATCCACAAACTCAAAGATTCAATATCCAATTAAATATGGTCGTAAAGATGGATCTTCTGTTTGGAGAGAGTACGAAGTTATTGATCAAATCCTTGCCTGGGAATTTGCAACAGCAAAAGGCGCATGGGTAACATTCTCAGATGAGATTATTGATGAACTTAAAAATCAAAACCTTGAGCTTAAGAAGCAACATCAAGGAATTGATAATTTAAGATCATATCTTGAAGAAAATAAACCAATTGTAGATTATTTTTATAATAAATTTATCAATACTTTGGCTTCATGAGACTATTAAATATTAACGGCACGCTCGTTAATAAAAATGTAAGAAAATACTTAATAGATTGGGAAGGCAAAAGCCGTAGTAAATTACAGTTTAAGTTTAAACAGTTCTTTTATCCTTATTGGAAAAATCATATAGTTTATGAGGAGTTTCCAGTTTATGGAAGTATGCTTAAAGTTGATTTATTAAATGCAACTAAAAAGATAGCAGTTGAGATACAAGGCAATCAACATGAGAGCTTTAACAAATTTTTCCATGATAATTCACGATTAAAATACCTCCAAAGCATAAAAAGGGACGTTAAAAAGGAAAAATGGCTTGAAACTAATGGTTTTAAATTCCTTGAATTGTATGAAGATGATCTTAAGAATTTATCACCACAATATATAGAAGAAAAGTGCGGAATATTAATTATTTAAGTGTAAAATCTGGTAGTGACAAACAAAAAGAAATTTAATTTTCCTAATAACCTGTTAAAGCAATTAGACGAATGCAGTTTCGGCGGATATATTTTATTTAATTTTAATTCTAAGGGTGATCCACAAGTATTCACAAAATTTGATAATCAAATGAATGCTATGGCTCTATTGTATTATCTTGGCTCTTGGAGTAGCACAGTAGATCAAATGAATATGGATGCAACAGCAGATGCTATAATAGAACAATCAGATAAAAATAATAAAAATAATAATGATTTTAATAGTGAAGATGATGCAGAAGATACTGAAGAATAAAATACTTTACTTGACTTTTAATTTTTAACGTAGTATCATATATAGAATGATTTATTCTGTTCAGATCGAACGACATGTATTAAGTGGTTTAATTAAGTATCAAAATCTTTTTGCAGATATTGATACCTTTATTTCTGAAAATGATTTCTATAATGATGTCCATTCTACAATATATGCCGTCTATAAAAATATCAAACATAAAGGCGAAACTGTTGATAAAGTACTATTAGCAGAAAAAATTAAAAACTTAGGCATTTCTTTTAAGGATGATATTAATATTTATGACTATATTGATAATCTTTCTTTTTCACAAATCACAGAAAAAGCAACAGTAGAAGCTTGCAAAGAATTATTAAAATTAAGAATTCGTAGAGAGATACTTGATACAGCAGATAAGATTAAATCTCATGTTTCAAAAAATAGTGAATTATCTATAGATCAAATTTTAGCAGATGCAGATGCTATGTATAATGGAAAAATATCTGCTTATACAACAAATGATTTGCCAGTTAATCTTTTTCAAGATGCAGAAGATATTATTGAAG